AAGCAGTTCAGTTATCAATTTATTACCAGTTCAAGCTGAATATGATGCCAATGGCAACTGCTTGGGTCTTTTTGGTCAAAGCGGTAATCCTTTGTATTCTCCATATAATGCAAGTAGCTTGTCTATTGGCAATAATTTAGTCGCTTCTACTACCCTTCCTACTATTTCTAGTGGATTTGGTACAGGCCCAACTGTTACTGCATCCAATACATTTTGTTTCAAAGTTGTAGTTGGCACAGGTGGCGCAGCAAACGGAACAATTAGTTTGCCTACTGCCCCTAATGGTTGGTTGGCTTTTGCTGCCGATGTAACTAGCGGAAGTAGCTTATTTTTGCAACTGACAGGAAGCACATCCACTTCAGTTACATTTACTAGCTATTCTGTAACAACTGGTGCTGCTGCTAATATGTCCGCTGGAGATGTGGTTTTAGTTAACTGTATTGCCTACTAAAGGTAAATTATGGCAACAGGGCCAGCTTTAACGCAGGATCAGAATTTACTGCCTGTTCAGGCTTACTTTAACGTAGATGGGTCATTTAACACATTTATTGGTCAAGGTAAGCCTTTCTACGCTACTACTAATCCTGTTCAATCAGGGTTAACAATCACCAATAGCACGATTGATAGCACTACTATTGGGGCTACAACGCCATCTACAGGCGCATTTACAAGCATTACAACAACTACAGGCACGATTTCTACAACCCCAACGGGTTCTACAGACATCGCTAATAAAGCCTATGTAGATGCAGTCGCCTCAGGATTGAGCTTTAAAGCCCCTGCTTTAGTTACAACGACAGGAAATATTACGCTGTCAGGGCTTCAAACAGTCGATGGAATCGCTTTAGTGGCTGGCAATAGGGTCTTAGTCAAGAATCAGTCAAATACGGCTCAAAACGGCATTTATGTGGCTTCTAGCGGTGCTTGGAGCTATGCCTCAGATGGTAACGTCTATGCAGATTATCCTTCTGCGTTCTTATTCGTAGAAGAAGGCACAACTTGGGCTGGATCAGCTTGGGTTTGTACCAGCCAACCTGGTGGAACTTTAGGCACAACGCCTGTTACTTTTACCCAATTTAGTAATAATGCAACTTATACCGCAGGCACAGGGTTAACCCTTACTGGATATACATTCAGTATTACTAATATTGGCACAGCAGGAACTTATGGCTCTGCAAGTTCTGTCCCTGTTTTAACGACAAACGCACAGGGTCAAGTCACAAGCGTTACGAATACTTCTATTTCTATTACGAATAGCCAAGTAAGCGGTCTTGGCACAATGTCAACGCAAAATGCAAATAGCGTAGCGATTACAGGAGGATCAATCAATGGCACTACTATTGGCGGTTCTACTGCTTCCGCAATTACTGGTACTACTATTACTGCTACTTCTTCTTTTAGTGGATCAGGTAGCGGGCTTACAGGAACAGCATCAGGATTAAGCATTGGTGGTAACGCAGCGACAGCGACAAGCGCAGGCTCTGTAACTAATAGCATTACATTTAATAACTCAGGTTCAGGCGCAGTATCAGGAACAACTTATAACGGCTCAGTAGCCCAGACTATTTCCTACAATACTGTAGGCGCACCATCTACAACAGGATCAGGCGCAAGTGGCACTTGGGGCATCAATATTACAGGTAACGCTGGAACTGTTACTAATGGCGTTTACACAACAGGAAGCTATTCAAACCCTTCTTGGATCACATCAATTCTAGGTTCTATCGTAAGTGGTGCAGTAGCTAGTGCTACAACGGCAACTAACGTTGCTGGCGGGGCAACAGGCTCTCTTTTATATCAATCTGCTGCAAGCACTACGACAAGCCTAGCTTTAGGCACAACAAACTACGTATTAATTGCTGGTGCTTCTGCACCGCAATATGTTGCTCAATCTACTCTTTCAGTAGGTTCTGCTACAACAGCAACAACTGCTACAAATCTAGCGGGTGGCGCAGCTAGTCAGATTCCTTATCAAACTGCATCAGGAACAACGGCTTTTATTGCTAACGGCACAGCAGGTCAATTCTTAACTTCTAATGGTTCTTCTGCACCAAGCTGGTCAACAGTAACAACTGCAATCACGATTACAGACGACACCAGCTCTGCGACTGCATATTACCCATTATTTGCTAGAGTAACTACAGGAACAACTAATACTGAATACACAAGCTCTACAAAGCTAAATTACACGCCCTCTACTGGTTTATTGTCATCAACTGTAATGTCTGCTGGCACACATATTGCTACAGGCACAATTACAAGCGCATTGAGCGCAGGCGCATATAGCTACGGAACTTTAGGCTACACAGACACCAGCATTTTTGCTTCATTTACATCTAGCACTAATAACTACAATCAGATAGTTTTACAAAACACTAACTCTGGCGCAAGCGCATCTACAGACTATGTAGTAAGCAACAATTTAGGCACAGCAAGCACTTATTATGGTGATTTTGGAATGAACAGTTCAGGCTTTAGCGGAACTGGCTCAATGAACATAGCCAACGCTGTTTATCTGCAATCTTCAAGCTCTGATCTAGTTTTAGGCACTTTAAATGCAAGCCCTATCCATTTTGTTTATAACGCTGGCACAACTGATGCAATTACAATCAGCACAGGTAACTCAATAGCATTTAATGGCTCATACGGCACAAGCGGTCAGATTTTACAGTCAAACGGCACAGGATCAGCCCCTACTTGGACTACATTCACAGGTGGCGCAACAATCACAGACGATACGACTACTAATGCGACTCGTTATCCTTTGTTTGCAGCAGCCACTTCAGGCACACTTTCTACTGCTTATACTAGCTCTACAGAGTTAAAATATAATCCTTCAACTGGAGAATACACTTCACCAGAAATCGTTGCCAGCAATGGTATTTTTGTTAATAACTTAACTGTAAGCACAAGTTACTCAATTCCTAGCGGTTACAGCGCAAACTCAGTAGGCCCTGTAACAGTCGCTTCAGGCAAATCAGTAACAGTTCCTAGCGGTTCAAGATGGGTGATTTTATAAAATGGCAAGTTTAATTCCAGCAGCGGGATCAACAGGTAGCGGGTCATTGACTCTGCAAGGCCCAAGCACAAGTTCAAACCAAACAGTAACTATTCCTGATGCCACAGGCACAATGATGGTTAGCGGTAATATGCCAGCGTTTAGTGCTTATCAAGCAACACAACAAACAGGGATTTCTGCAACAACTTGGACAAAAATTACTTTTGATACAAAAGTTTTTGACACTAATAGCAATTTTTCATCTAGTAGATTTACCCCAACTGTAGCTGGATATTACCAAGTAAATGGTTCTATTCAACTTACGGGTGCTAATGCTGCTTATTATGTAGCTGGCGCATTTTATAAAAATGGTTCTAGTTATGCTCAATTTACATTAGCTAATGGCAATACAAATTATTATTGTCAATCAACTGGAAGTTCTGTAATTTATTTTAATGGCACAACTGATTATGTTGAAGTCTATGCTTTTGGTACGGCTTTGGGTTCTTGGAGTGCTTATAACACCCAAACAGGCACATATTTTAACGCTTGTTTATTAAGGGCAGCATAATGTTATACGACAAAATCATGGCTTTATATCCTAGCCTTACACAACAAGATTTCTTGACTGTTATTAAATTACAAAACGATTCAGACGGCAAAGGCGATTACATTGCTAAATGGGAACACCCTACGTTGGCTCGCCCAACCGAACAACAACTAGACGGGGTTAAATAATGGCATACGGAACAGTAAACGCTGATGTAATCGGCACAAGCGTAGCAGGAAGCAACTTAGGGGCAGGAAATGCAACCCTAATGAAGAACAGGATTTTGAACGGAAGCATGGTTATTGACCAAAGAAATGCTGGTGCGGCAATTTCTGCGGCAAACCTTACTGGTTACACAGTAGATAGATGGTCATATACAGCTTCACAAACTTTAAAATTTACCGCCCAACAAAATCAAGGTTCTGTAACACCGCCAGCAGGGTTTACTAATTATTTAGGATTTACTTCCCAAACTGCTTTTTCACCAGCATCATCTGATTTTACTGGCGTATTTCAAGCTATTGAAGGATATAACTGGCAAGATTTAGGTTATGGAACAGCTAATGCTAAAGCGGTAACTGCATCATTTTGGGTTTATAGTTCTTTAACTGGCACATTTAGCGGTGCATTACGAGTTTATGGTTATGCAAGGTCATACCCATTTAGTTATTCTGTTCCAGTAGCAAATACATGGACACAAATTACTATAAACATTGCTGGTGATACAGGTGGAACATATAACACAGGAAACAATGGTGCAGTTCTTTTAACATTTAATTTAGGTTCAGGTTCTACTTTTTTAGGTACAGGCGGCGCATGGACTGCATCTAATTTATTTGGAACTACTGGTTCTGTAAATGTTGCAGGAACAAACGGAGCAACCTTCTATATCACGGGGGTGCAATTAGAAGTAGGAAGTAGTGCTACTGGATTTGAGTATCGTCAGTATGGTCAAGAGTTAGCATTGTGTCAGCGTTATTGCAACGCATTTGTTTTTGCAAATAGTGCTGGTTTTACTTATAACGCATCTGGTGGTGGTAACTATATTGTTTCTTATTACACAATACCAAATATGAGAACAACTCCATCATCTACTGGTTCGTCAGTTACATTTGCTAGCTCATATAATGTTTCAGACGCTACACCATCTATCGTAACTTATACTTCAGCTATGTTTGGTCTTGGTTTGCACAGTTCGGCATCTGGAAATACTTATGGTGTTTTTACCGGAACAGCTTTATTGGCTGCGGAGTTATAAAATGAATTACAAATTAGTTATTAATCCATATACACAAAAAGAACAGGGTGTTTATTTGAATGGAAATACATCAAATTTTATTCCATTTGACCCTGACAACACAGACTACCAAGCCTACCTAAAATGGGTAGCTGAAGGCAATACACCAGAGGCAGCAGAATGAATTACACATGGAAAATCTTAGAAATATTTGCTAAAGATACTGTTATTACAGGTTGCAAATACCACCTTACAGGCTCAGAAGATGAACTATCAGTTGAAACTGAGGGTAACTATTACTTTAACGAGCCAAGCGAAAAAGTGCCTTTTGCACAAGTTACTGAGCAAACTATTATTGATTGGTTAGAACAAGAAGCTATCCGTGATGGCAAGAATCACATTAAAGAGGGTATTGAAAAGCAGATAGAAGCGTTAAAATTACATAAGCCCGTTCCTATGCCCTGGAAACCACAAGTATTTAAGGTACAACTATGACAACCCCGTATGACATCGTTTCAAGAGCATTAAAAGATATTGGCGCATTAGAGGCGGGTGAAGCACCTTCTGCTGATGCAGCGCAAGATGCGTTTGATATGCTCAATGACCTTGTAGATCAATGGTCAAACGAAGAAATGATGGTTTATTACAAGAACGAGATTGTGTTTCCTATCGT